ATGTAAAGCGTATGTACTACAAGCGCACGGCAAACCCTGACATCTTTGTCCGTGTGATAGATGACAAGGTGCTTGGCAGAAGACAGAACATACTCCGCTCTTCGGCAGACCTTGATAAAGAAGAATTCACCCTATCAATAGAGCGTTTCCGCAACTGGGCGGCGAGAGAGGCTGGTATATACCTTCCCTCCGCTGATGAGCATGACAAGCTGATGGTTGCAGAACAGGCTATAGAAAGGGCAAGGCAATATTTGTAAACACGGTGTATGGGGGGGTGCGGTTTAGCATTTTTCCGCTTCCTCCTGCGCCACTAAAAAACAATGTATGAAAGAATTGAAAGAAAAACTGAAGGCTCTGAACAAATACCGCGATGATATGCCATACGGAGCGTTGTGCAGCATTATGCTCTACTATGATGATACCGCCGTAGGCACGAATAAGGAATGTGTTGTGAAAGTGACGCATACCGATGACGCCAAGTCAGAATCCAGCAAATATTTCCGTTCGTCAGATTTCGGTGTATCACTATCAATGTGCGAAGACTGGCTGCGAAGATACATAAAAGACAAGAATTCCTAATTTCCATAGATTATTTCTTCTTGATGGCGGCGGTTCGTGAGAATAACCTCCATACCCCCTTTAGTGGAGACACAAGAAGGGTTGATTTCTTTTGGTTGTAAGAATACTCATAGGTATTAGTTATTGGGGAGTTCCGTTCGTGAGAATAAGCACTCCCCGCAACCTTCCCATAGTTCAATGGACAGAATAAATCTCTCCTAAAGATTAGATTCGGGTTCGACTCCCGATGGGAAGACAAACAAAGCAGGACAAATGAAAAACCAGAACAATAATATCCCAGAAGAGGAATGGCGCGATATCCCCAACTATGAGGGGTACTACCAGATAAGCAGCCGAGGGCGTGTGAAATCGGTGGAGCGCACCATTCGTGACAAGAACGGAAGATTATGCCGCAAGAACGAGCATATCTTCAAGCTGAACCGCTCGCACAAGGGTAGCTACAAGGTGTGCCTCTGCCGTAACAACCGAAGGGCGTGGATAGTGGTCATAATGATGGCTGACAGGTCTATAAGCGTGGGTACGGTGTACAGTGTATTCAGTAACAAGGGCAAGAAGAAGAAACGAACATACATCCCCTTACCACTATTCGGGGATATTTAAAAAAAGTCATTATGGAAGAAAAAGAAACCAAAGGCGGCAAGACGATACATCTGCGTATCTTCCGCCAGTACTACGACGCCATAGCAAAGGGTGTCAAGAAAAAGGAATACCGTGGCGGTAACGAGCACAACATGGAGTACTACAACCGTATCTTCAAGGGCAAAGCCATAAAGACCGTCGTGTTCCACTGCAATGATAGCAAAATGGAGGTGGAGGTTACTGGTATTGTCCTTGATAAGAGGCAGAATATGTATGTCATCGGCTTAGGTAGGGTAATCAGCAACTCCGACGACCAGGAGCAATAAAAAAACGAAACACTATGACACCGAGAAAAGAATGGTGCGCCTTTGTTCCGTATCTGGAGCAGGACGCACAGGTAGAGGTAATCACGTATATCAGCGCCTTTCCAGACGGAAGGGTGCATATGAAGAGTGAGCAGGCGAAAGCGTTCATCAACATCATCAAGCCGATGATGGAGATTGAGTGCGGCAGAAAGGTGCGCGTGAAGAATTTCCAGAAGCCGACCTATGAAGAGGTGTACGACTACTTCGTGGAACACTATGAGGGCAACTACTTTGACTTTGACCCACGGGCTTTCGTGGATTTCTACGAGAGCAAGGGGTGGGTTGTCGGAAGGTCACCGATGAAGGACTGGCACAGGGCTATAAGCACATGGAGAAAGAACAAGCCGTCACTAACAAAGGAGCAGTGGCTTGCCCGTTACGGAAAAGACTCTGCTACGACTGGTGAGAATGTAGACATAGGTGAGGGCGAGGTTATCATAAACGGAGTAAGGAGATACTATATCAACGGCACTAACAATCTTGCCGACATCATCGTTCCTATGGACGCACCGAAACGCCCTAACAGGATGTACAGGTATTCCCCAGCAACCAATAACTGGTATTTCCAACCGTAGCGTATGGCAGTATATAGGACATGGGAAGAAGCTGGCGTGCAGATACCCTTCGGCAGGATAGGTGGCGAGTTTAAGGTATTCTGCCCGTTCTGTCATAGCGAGCGCCGCCACCACCAGCATGAAAAGGAGATGAGCGTGAACCTTGACAAGGGCGTCGCGCATTGCCACCACTGCGAAAAGAGCATAATGATAAAGAAAGACCAATCCCCTATAGTGCAGTTCTCAAGACCGAAGAAGAACTATAAGAAACCGCTGCGCATGGGTAATCCGCAGATGAGCGAGCCATTGGTAAAATGGTTTGAAAGGCGTGGCATATCGGCGCATACCCTTGAGCAGATGAAGGTCACCGAGGGTATGGAGTGGATGCCTCAGAAGGGGTGCGAATGGATAACCCTCCAGTTCAACTATTTCGTCAACGGCGAGCATACCAACACCAAGTTCCGCACACCAGACAAATGCTTCAAGATGGTCAGTGGCGCACGCCTTACGCCATATAACATAGATGCGATAAAGAATACGGACAAATGCATTATTTGCGAAGGTGAGTGTTTTCACCCCGATATGGAGGTGCTTACCGAGAGCGGTTTTGTGGCATTCAAGGACTATAACGGCGGCAAGGTGGCGCAGTACAATGCAAACGGCGTGGTATCCTTTGTCAACCCTTTGGCGATTGTGCGGAAGGACTATGACGGCGATTTGGTAGAGTTTACGGGAAAGTCGTACTATTCTCTTACAACCCCTAACCATAACCTTGTATTCTGCAGTCCCAAAGACGGCGCGCCAATCAAGAAGACGGCGGAAGAGTTGTACTCCAAAAAATCGGCGAACTGGAGCATTCCTATAACAGCATACGGCGTTGATACAAAAGGTCTGCCTATCAGCGACTGGCTGTTGCGGTTCTATGTTGCGGTACAGGCGGATTTTACGTTGCGCAAAGGCGGAGATATCTACGGGGCCTTCAAGAAACATAGAAAGGCGACAAGGTTCAGCCTCATCTGCTCAATGCTGGGCGTTCCGTACACAAGCAGGAAAGACGGTAACGGCAATTATTCAATATTCATCAGAAGGAACAGCGCCCCACAAGGGTGTTTCAAGATGTTCCCTATGGAATGGGTGTCGCAGCTATCGTACCATCAGATGAAAGTAGTTATTGATGAACTGGTCTTTTGGGACGGAAACTTTGTTCCTAACCGCAAGCAGACAGAATATAGCTCAAAGCACTACCACAATGCTCTCTTTGTGCAGACGATAGCTCATCTCTGCGGATATTCATCATCAATAATCAGCAGAAGGAATGATTTCGGAGCCTGGTACAAGGTGTCGGTATTGTTCGGCAAACAACACACCCGTACGCGGTCTTTGAAGAGGCGGACTGTTCCGTATAGCGGCAGGGTCTACTGCGTTCAGGTGCCAAGCGGAATGATAGTGGTAAGGCAAAACGGCAAGGTGTCGGTCAGTGGAAACTGCGATGCCCTTACGTTTATAGAGTGCGGATACCCGTATGCCGTGTCTGTACCAAGCGGCGCAAACACCAACCTTGAATATCTTGATGATTTCATAGAGAGCCATTTTGAGAACAAGGAGGTTATCTATATCGCCACGGATACCGACGAGAAAGGTCTTGTCCTTCGCGAGGAACTGGTGCGCAGGTTCGGAAAGGATATGTGCCGCATAGTGACATATAACGGGCACAAGGACGCCAACGAACTTCTTGCTGCGGAGGGTCGCGAGGCGGTCATCAATGCCATCACGCACGCCGCGGAGATACCTAACGAGAACATTCTCTCTCTTAGCGATTGCTATGAACAGTTGGACAGGCTGTACGCATACGGCTTACAGAAAGGAAAGGTGATAGGCATTCCGTCAATAGACAACCTTATCAGCTTTGAGACGCGCAGACTTGCGGTGGTCACGGGTCTTCCGAATCACGGAAAGACGGAGGTGGAAACAGAGATAGTGGCGAGGCTGAACATTCTTCACGGGTGGAAAGTGGCGTTCTTCTCCCCAGAGTCGCAGCCCTACGAACTGCATATGGCTAGCATCATAAGCAAGATAACGGGAAAGGTGTTCATCAACGCTCCTTACGGTCTTCGGAAAAAGGATTATGAAGAGGCGAAGGAATATGTCAACGACAACTTCTACTGGGTGGAACCCAAGAATGACTATACGCTTGACAGCATATTGAGTGCGGCGAAATGGTGTGTACGCCGAAAGGGTATCCGCATCTTCGTTATTGACCCCTACAACTATATAGAGTCTGATGCAAGCGATGACAAACAGGAGACGCTCCGCATAAACAATATGCTCGGCAAGATAAAGAGGTTCGCCAACGAGTACGACATACTGTTCTTTCTTATGGCGCACCCCAGGAAGCCGCAGAAGGATTCGGAGGGCAACGCAATTATGCCAGACCTTCACGAGATTGCTGGTTCGCAGCATTTCGCCAACAAGGCGGACTATGGCATTGTGGTACACAGGAATTTCAAGGATAACAACACAATATTCTCGGTGTGCAAGATGAAATTCCGACATATGGGCTCTGTAGGAGCGGCGATACTCTATTTTGACAAGAACAACGGTCGTTTCAGTGACAATATGGACTGGGACGAGAACAACTGGCTGAAGAACAGACCCATAATCCCCGAATCTGCTCCTATGGCAGAGGCTGTGGAAGAGCGGACGGAAGCCGCACAAGAACCAGAACCAATATCGACACCAATACCGATGCCCCCCGTATCCGAAACGCAGAGGCAGGCACCGACAAGGGATCAGATAGAGAACGACCCTTTCTCCAACGCGGACTATGTGCCGATAGACTGGAATGACCCAGAGATGGCGGAGTGGGCTTATAATGACAAACCAATATAAGAAGATATGACAATAAAAGGATTTGAAAATATCGTACTCAGCTACCGCATGAAAGGTCTTGATGGTATGAATACGATGAAACGCATCACGCCGAGGGCGTACAACGCCTTTGTAAGAGAACATAAGGAATATGCCGAAAGGCGCGGTCTTGAACTTGTAGAAATCTAATGATATGGCTCTGACAATGTTAGGAAAGAAAAAGGTGAAGGCGAAGAAGAACACCATCACCGCCCACACGCAGTATTTCATGTCCTGTATAATGAGCGAGATTGTCCTCAACAGTATGCAGGTGTACCTTATGTGCAATGAGGTGGCCGACTGGCTTGAAGAAAACGCCCCTGGAGCCTTCTCCGCCGTAAGGGGAGAGTTTGAAGAGATGGAGGTTAATGCCATTCGGTATCTCAACGAGCGCGCCGCCACAGCCTTTGTACGCAAAGAGGCGAAATCGGTAATCCGCACCTATTCGGGAAGGCATTTCTATGACAAGGCTCTTGTGAACGGAAGGGACAGGATAGTGGGTACTAT